GAAATACTGCTAGTGCTTTTGTTTTTCCGTAGAAACTAGAATAAGATAGATTATTTAATTCAGTTAATGACAATAAAGATGTAGTGTTACTATCAACTTTTACCCCATTGACAAAAAATGCAGAATCATTTGACTTATATTTTAGTGCTATTTTATATGTGTCATAAAAGTTTGGTGGAGTAAACTGCATTAAGACTTCATAACCACCATTAAACACTATTGCCCATATATTTCCGTCAGCCCTAAAAGAAAAACCTAAAAATTCTGACCCACTTTTACTTATACTTATTGTTGATTGTGATAAACTTCCGTTTAGCCTTGAAACTTCACAATACAATACACCCTCTGTACTATTTATTAAACTTGAGTTCCCACTATTGTTTGCAATATCTTGTAGCCTAGTGTTTGTTGCTCCGTTGGTTGGAATGTATGAGGTTGCTATGGATGATGCTTCTCCTTGAGCTGCCCATACCTCTATATCATAAATATCTGTTGAAGCACCTCTCATATCAATATAAAACCAACTACTTCCCCCCCCGGAAGTTAAACTGTTTGTTTGTACTCTTTGCCAATTTTCATCAATAGCAAATACATTGTTTGTGTTGCTATTATGTGATGTTAATTGTATATTACCACTACCACTTGTAGCTCTTACATATAGACTTCTCGTTTCTCCACTCATAGCTCCCGTCATAGCATTAGTTGATACATATGAACTGCTACTTCCTTGTATTCTTGTTGAGTTTTGAGTACCATCGGGACTTGTTCCGTAGTTAGGTGTTATAGTTGGCGAACCTATTTTTATCCAACTTGAATTACTAAAATCCTCACTATAAGTTACCAAATTCGTACTCTGTGGCTCTAATAACCAACTTCCACAACCACTATCTGGTACTACTTCTTGACCAAGATATTCTTTGACAGATACGTTGTCTATTGTAAACAAATCTCCTGCAACCCGCTTAAATCTTATACTACTTCCGTCTGCTACAAATGTATCAGTATAAGTTCCACTTTGAGTAACTGTAAAAGCAAGATTAGTTTGACAGTATAACCTCATTTGTCCTGAGCCTATAAAGTTTATTTTAAAATAAAACTGATAAGTTTTACCTACTTCTAAAACATCACTTTGTATAAATTCACTTCCCGTACCGTTATTTATATCAAAAGTAGCAGAACCATCGTTATTGTTTTGCCAACCACTCTGATAAACAGCTGTGTCAAAATTAACCAACTCTTCACCTAAAGAATCTTGATAACTAAACCCTTCGTAGTTTATTCTTGGTATGTTTGTATCGTCTGTTATTTCTTTAACTGATATGTTGTCTATTGTAAGAGAAGTGTTGTTTGTAGAAGGTCTTACGTATAAAGTGTTTACTCCAGAATGAACATAATCTTCAGTATAAGTTCCATTTGAATTACGAGTAGCACCAGTAACACCGCTACCTAAATTCATAGTTATAGCACCGCTTGTGTAGTCACTAATTGTGTATGTTACTCTATATTTTTGACCATCAACAAAAGCAATATTTTGAGTTAATGAAACACCAAAAGCAGCGTTGTCCGCTACCGCCTTCAAATTACCTCCATCATCTTCAATACTCCATCCAGTTCCAAATGTCCAATCTTGCCCTACTTCTTTAACTGAGATGTTTGTTATAGAGCCACTTGTTGTTCCTACTGCTCTAATTCTAATTCCTCCACCCAATGCAGTAAAGTATTCAGTAACAACACCTACTTGATTACTTCTTGCAATTAACTGACCTTGGTCTGTAAAACCAAATTCCCCTTGTGTTATGCTTAATATCTCGTAACTAACTTTATATTGCTTACCAATTGTTAAAGCACCACTTCCACTTACTACACTTTGCCCACTTGGTGCGTTATCAGCTACTGCTTCTCCATCTCCAATACTCCATCCACTTCCTAAATTCCAATTTTGTCCGACTTCTTTTAAACTAATTTCAAAATCTACGTTGAAAGTTTTGGTACCATCAAAAAACATTCTAAAATTAGACCCATTGACAAAATAAAACTCTAAAGTAGAACTTAAATCATTATATACAACTAAATTAGTACCATCATTATTTACAGTAAATCTAATATCACCACTCTGGTTACTTGGAGTTATAGTTAATTTATATGCTTTTCCAGCAGTAACATTAAAGTCATTTAATCTTGGTCTTGTTGTGGAAGTTGAAGTTCCATCACTTGTAGCATTATAAGATGTATTTAATATCTGTGTTAAAACCCCACCATTATTATTACTTATAGTTCCACTATCTCCTAACTCACTTCCTTCTTGTGAAAAGTTACCATTTAAAACTTCTTCTGTACCTATCTGTGAAAAGTTACCATTTGAAACTAACTCTGAACTTAATATCTGTACATTCTCTACTAAACCTTGTGCATTAACTCTAGTTGCTGCAGAATTCCTTTGAAAGTCAAAATCTCCATCTCCATTCTCTGGCTTTATACTTAACATACTTCCATTGTCGTATGCAGTTGGTGTAAGTAATATTGATGCTTTATCTAATAAATTATCTGCCATCCTATTCTATATTTTCAATTGTGGTTAATGTTGCAGTTGTACAAGTTACATTCTCATAATAAGATGCCCTTGCTTGTAATGTTGATAATAAACTAGGTATTGCACTTGGGTATGCAAAATCATAATAAATACCTCCCCAGCCATTCTGAACTGGATTACCCCACCAACTAACTGGATATATTTCGTTTGCCATCTTTATTTTTTATCTTTTTAAACAATATCTCCATCTTTTTAACGTTGGAGTCTTTTGGTTTATAAATCTTTTTCTTCATACTATCCTAAAAATATACCTCCAGAGAAATTAGAATCTGTATCTGGACTCATCTGCTCATTTGTAGATGTGTTATATTCTGGGAATAGATTGTTATTGTAGTCCATATAATCTAAAAATCTCCTAGTATAAAAGTCAGCAGTCTCATTAACTTTACCCATTAAGTGTACTAACTCATCTTTATCTATAGCTTGTTTGTTATCTCCAATATGCTTGTAAATACCTCCATTACCGATATTATAAGAAGCAAATGGAAGGTAAGAACTTTGACTAAACCAAATCAACATAGGCTTTACATACTGATTAACTAAGTTTTTATAGTTAATATTAGCAGCATCATCAAGTGTGTTTGTTAATATTAAGTCCTGTAGCTTGTCGTATAAGTTTCCACCTAAATAGTTTTGGATATGCAAATCTTGAGCAACCTCTACAAACTGTATCAGCTTATCATCATCTGTATTTCCAGATATAATAGACTTTCTTTTTAGGTCATTTAATGTTATAAATAATGCTTTAGTTGCCATATCTTATTTTTTATTTGTTGGATAAGCCCCTCTGTCTGGTCTATCAATCATTCTTTCAGTCATCTCACTTGGATTGTTAGGTTCTTTTAAACCTTTCTCGTAAGCAGAATTAGGGTCTGTTCTTTTATCTCCTTTTAACTTATAAACTCTAAGTTCCCAAAAGTGATGACAGTTTTTACCTCCCTTAAATTTTAGCAAACTATAGTTCTGTCTGTTATGACCTAACTCACTATTTACACCTCTAAAAGACATCATATTAATATCTTCCTTTCTAAATACTATCTTTCTTTCTGTAAATGTTTCCATCTTCTTGCAGAACTTTCTGCTGTTAGGGGATTTTCTTACAGGCATATAAGCATATCTAATTTTATAGATATCACTATCTTCTTTAGATGATTTATTGCTATACTTAATTTCAGCCATTTTAACCTCGCTTAACTCCTCAGCATACTTCTCAGTATGTATAACCTCCCAATCATCGCTTAAAACCTCTCCTAAGCCTTCTAACTGCTCTAGCATATCGTCTCCTTCTTCATCAGAGAAGTCACTTGGTTCTTCTTGAGAACTTAACTTCTCTCCTGTTTCTTCTTCTCTCTTAATTTTAGTAGATATGTTGTCTAGTTCTGTAAACTCAATAGGTTGTAAAGTAACAAAGTAAAGGTTTAAGTATATTCCGTTTATAGCTAATATCTCACAGAAGTCATCTAATAAATCCTTTTGGAAAGGTCTAACAACAAAGTTATCCATAAGTATAGATGCAGTTCTTAATTCCTCTGCATTGTTACCAAAACCTGTGTTGTCTTTAATACCTAACAAAATAGGAGATACAATTCCGTGTCCTAACATTATCTTCTCTCTACTCTCATCAGCTAAGAACTGATATTGTGCGTGAGCATCTGGTAAGTGTATAGGGTCTATAGTTGCTGAACTATCTTTGTCTTCGTTAAAAGCTATGATTGTTCTACCTGCATTGTTTGTTCCTCCAAACTTATCGTTTATCTTACTTTCTATTAACTCTTGAGTCTCCTCTGGAGGGATACCGTTATTGAAGTTAATAAATAAGCTAGGCTGTAAACCATTCTTTATATTGTTGATATGGTAGTTAGATACCTCTACCTCTAAATCACAGTACTGTAAACATCCATGATAGTCACTAGGAGTATAATACCAGAATCCACTTTGATAAGGTTTAGATACAAATATCTCAGAAGTTTCCTTCTTTCCACCTTGACAAAAAGCAGGTATTCTTTTAGGCTTATCGCCTCTTTTGTACTCAGCCCAATTAGGATGATAATACCAAGCCTTTATAATTCCATCTACAGCTTTCTCAGCTCTAAGTGTTTCTATTGGAAAGTGTAATGCTTTTAATACTTTCTTTTTTGTTTTATTGTAAACAACTTGGATAGCAGCCATTCCTAACTCCTTTCTGTCGTTTACTATTCTTTTAATATCTTTAGGTTTAAATATTAATTGAGTCTCTGCCCATTCTACAGGCTTTTCTTTACTATCAGTACACTCTAGTCCTCTACCATAAATCATATCAGATATACCTTTGATACATCTTGAGTTGGTAGGACTACCTAAGTTTAAGTCTATTAATCTACCGAAGTGATTGTTGTCTTCTCCCCAACTAACCCAGTTATCTCCTTTTCTCTCTATAGCCTTAGGCATTTCATAGGTAGATAGTTCAACGACACTAAAGTTCTTAGTATACGTCTTTGGCTTACTTACTGAATAATTCTTTTTAATATTTATTTTACCCATTATATTGTTATGTATTTATCATCGCCATCTGTATCGTTCTCTTCGTAATAGTCAGTACTTATAGTATGGTAGATATCCGTGTCTGTTTGACTTGTAACGTATATCTTGTCTCTATACCACAAATTAGAACCTCTAGTCATCTCTAAGACATAGGCTCTTTCGGCTATAAACTTGTCTGAAGATAAAGTTACATCTATGTAGTCATTGTTGACTGATGCTGTAACATTAGTAATCGTTACAGATTCTCCTGTACCATCCTCTCTTATTGTAGCATTGATACCTGTTGTATCTAATGTTCTAGGCAATATAGAAAAAGTTTGTGAGCTTGATGTTGGCAATAATCTAATCATAAACTTATAACGTATATTCGTTTTTTTGTTTTTATTACAAAAGAAAAGGTCTACCGAAGTAGACCTAAACTAAAAACATAAAGTAAACGTGAAACTATGATTGAACTACAACGGTAAATCCTACAGTTGCAGGGTCAGAGTCTAAGAAGTTTGCAGGTCTCTTTTCCATACCAGTTAAAGTTAATGTATAACCACTAAGGTCATTCATTGCTTGTCCTGTTACGATAGTACCAGCAGTTACTTGACAGCCATTTTCAAATCCAGCTAAAAAGTAATTGTCATTTTGGTCTTGAACGATAACTCTTGGTCTACCATAAGAAAGTA